TTCCCTTATAAGCATTCACACTAAAAGATAAAAATATTTTACTTGATGTTGAAGTAGGAGTTATAGCTTGACTAAATGTTTGTGTTAAACTTGTCGCTGTAATATTGTATATAGTCTTTATTGGATAGTGAATTACTTGACCAATTTTACCAAATCCTGAAGTCTTCGCTCCTGAAGTTAAAGATACTGTATCACCACTAGAGCCTAGCGTTAAGCTAGTCCCAGATTGTGGTTCTAAGTTATCTACGAATATTGTTCCCATTATACTCCTATTAGTTTA